ATATTATTAGTATATTTCAAATACAGGAAATAAAATGGAATCACATATCACTCCTGGCGAAATACTAATTTTTTCTAAAAAGCCCGTTGTATTCGTTGAACTTGTCGATACCGAAAGGATTAAAGTTCAAGATATCAGCAATAAACAAGAGAAAATAGTATTAGCTAAGGATTGCAAAAAGCAGGCTTAATATTTTTAAGCTGCTTATTGGAGGTGAGCTGTCCCCCTGTCGGGGGCCACTCACCTCTTTTTTCTTTTCTGTTTTTCTGTTATAATTATTATATATAGTTATTATTTTTGTATTTCTTTCTCGAGGATTAGTAAATGAAAAAATATGTGATTTATCTCCCAAACGAAATCATTAATTTTTGTGAAGACCCTGGTGATAGTATTGTGTATTCAGTACTTGATCTTAATAAGTCTGAACAAGAAATTGTCGATCAATTTTGTTCTGATTTAACATACGATCATTATAAAGCATATGCATTACTAGCTAAACATGGTATTATTTCTAAAGAATTTGCTTGTTTAAAATTAGCTAGTATCGTCAGCGAGCTTAACAAAGATTTAAATGAATTGATGGGTGAATAGTATGAGAAAATTTGAAGTAGTATCACGCTGCAAAGATATGGATATTAAACTTCCTAAGCGTAAAACTAAAAAATCTGCAGGTTATGATTTTTTTGCGATCGAAGATGTCGATTTATATCCTAATAAATTATATGTATTACCAACTGGTATTAAAGTGCAGATGGAAGAAGATGAAGTATTATATCTTCATATTCGATCTTCAGCTGCCTTTAAACGCGGTGTGCGTATGATTAATAGTATCGGTGTCATCGATAGTGACTTCTATAACAACGAATCTAATGAAGGTGAAATTTCTTTAGGTTTATTATCTCATAATGACGATGTCGTTCATATTAAAAAAGGTGAATGCGTTGCCCAAGGCGTATTTCATAAATTTTTAATTACAGATGATGACGATGCTGACGGTGAAAGAACTGGCGGTATCGGTAGTACAGGTAAATAATATATTATGTTAAGACAGTATGAGTGAATACTGTCTTTTCTGTTAAGGTGAATAATGATTACGAAATTAAAAAAAGTTTGTAAACGATGTGTCGAAGATTATCAAGATCTTAATATGTATAAGTTAAATATTATCTTATACTTTATGGATCGACTTCATCGCTTTAAATTAAGCGAACCATTTTTCGACGAAGAATTTATTCTCGATAGCGAAATGGGTCCGTATTTAGAATCTGTTAAAGATGCTTACGGTCAATATAATTTATATAATATCCCAACGTTCGGCGCTAATAATATCTTCGACGATGATGAAGTATTAACGTTAAATGATAGAGATGAAATTGCCAACGATGACGACGATATTAAAGATACACATGAAGTCGTTATTACTTCTTATTATGAACAGGACGGCATTTCTCATTGGGATGAAGCCGATATGTCTTTAGATAATCAAATTGAAGAAGATATTTATGAATTCATGAAGGCTGCATTCGAAGCTATCGATACGACTGGTTTGATTTATTTTTATGAAACATCTAAAGATCCTGAACGCAATGTCGATGTGTTTTTATCAGATAAATTAGCAGCATATTTAGATGTTAAAGCAAAAGGATTCCCTGAACCAGATAAATCTAAACCGTTGCCACAAGTCGAAGAAGAACATGAAGACGACGAAATCACGGAAGAGGAAATTCTTGAACGGCTTAATAGAGCTCGTAAACCTTTGTAATATATAAGGTTGAAGGAGGCTTATATGTCTGAAAAAGAATTATCAAAAAAAGAAGCCGAACTCACAAAACTGCTAGATCAATATGTCGATCGTTATAATTCTTGGGGTTATACCGAAGAAGGAAAAATGATTTACAATAAAGCTATGCATATGTTAGCTACAGATCATGCTATTTATGCACGTATGCCAATTATATGTAAGGGCGAAAATTGTATTTATAAAAACGATCCGTTACATAAAGCAGGTGTTGTTAAAGTAGGCGAACCGTGTATTTGTGAAACTACGTTAATAGCTTCTAAATTTGCACAGTATCAACAAGAATTTAATCTTGAGTCTGCGTCATATACTGACAATGTATTAGTTCATGAATTAATTACGCTCGACCTACTTATTTCTAGAGCAATGCAATATATCAACAATCGTGATTACGAACCTGTTATCGACGTCGTAACTAATGTAACTGAAACTGGTCAAGAAATTACTCAACCAATGGTTTCTAAAGGTATTGAATTATATACGACACTTTCTAAGAAACGTGACGAAGTATTTAGTTTATTAGCTGCGACACGTAAAGATAAAATTCGCAACAATATCGACGATGTTGATCATGATGCATCGCTCCTTGCATCGCTTAACGATCCTGATTTCTTTATTACACAAGATCAGATCGAAGCGGAGAAAGAGTCGAGGTTAAATGAATAATGGGCGTAATTAACGGAACAGTTCGTGAAGCTTCTGAAGCTTTTCAATTTATTAAAGATGTTGCCCTTAATGGACGAAAAGCTATTCCAGAAATGCCTAATGGTGCTGTAAAAGGATCTAGCTGGGCACAAGAAGGACTAGCAAAACTTTTAAACCCTCAAGGTAAAATTGCCGAAACTATTAATCCATTTGGTACTATTAATAGAGCTGCTGAAGGTTATTCTTACGGTATGGGTATGGGCAATTCTTTACGATTTGCAGCTATGAATGATACGAGCAAAAAAGCTTTTATCGAAAAGTTTGGCGAAAGAAATTTTGTCGAAGAATTTGCTAACCATGATAAAGCCGGTGCTTTACAAAAAGAATTAGATTCATTTTTTGATGAAGCTAAATACGATCATGTTCGTACAGGTATTGCTGCTGTAACATTAGGTTCTACAGCTTATCGTGTAGCATCTGGCGGCGGATTGTATCGAGATTCTGACGGCAACTTTAATATTATTGGTATCCCAGGTATTTAATAAATGGCTGCTCCAGTATCGAGAATAACTAGGGCTCTTGGTAAAGCTAAAGCAATGATTGCTAAAGCTGATAGTCCTACGCTAGAATTAAATAGAGTAGCTGAAAATTATAAAACAGCTCTTAAAGAAGCTGATATTGAAACTTCAGCTGTTACTAATAAAATTAAAGAAAAGCCAAAAAGTACTTTTGCTGAAGAACGTAAAATTGCTCTTGCTAAAGATGCTGCTGAAAAAGCAGCTAAAGAAGCTAAAGCTATTAATCCTAGCGAAACAAATGTCGCTAAAAAAGCAGATAATACTCAGCAAGTAGCACAAAATCAAGTTCAAAAAAATCAAGCAGAAGTAGCCAAAGCTAATGAAGAAGCAACATCTCAAATTGATGAGACTGCTGGGTTTAATAAATATCGTCCATTTAATAATACAATTGGTGCACTAAAGGATATGCGTCAGGATTTAATTAGAGTAAAAGATCCTAATGCTTATGAAACATATAATCGTTATGGTTTTACAGTAAAAGGTGGTGCTTTAGCCGGTGGCTTATTTGTAGCTGGTGCCGTCGATAATACAATAACAGCCGGCATTGATCAAACATCGACAAATCATATGGCATCGTTAGGCACTCTTAATCCTATCGTAAATCCTGTACCATCTTCTAGTGCTGGTAATACACCTAATAATGCATTCGACAATATGGGCGCATCTGGCGATATTAATTTTGCTTTGAGAAAAAATAATACATTAACTCCGGGGACACTTTAATAGATGATTAATCCAATTAAGTATGCAGGATCTATGATTAAAGGTAAAGGATCGACTGCAAGTAAAATGCTTTGGGAGAATAAAGGCAATGCTGTAGCTACTGGTATTTTTTCAACGATGACATATAACAGTGCTCTTGATGAAGGTAAATCTAAAGGCGAAGCTTTTGGTGAAGCAGCATTTGATGCGACATTAAATTTAGGCTTTGGTTTTGTTCCTGGTATGTTATTACAGGGAGCTTATTATGGCGGTCCGGCATTAGTAGGACTTGCTAATGATTTAGCTGCTCAAGGTCGTCAAGAAGCACAACAGTCATATCGACCATTTGCTTGGACTAATCCAGTAAATTCCCAACAGTATGCAACAATGAGACAGGCAGGAATGGCCATCGCTCAGCAATCTCAATATAGTTTACAAACAACTATGATGGGTAACGAAGGTAAAGCATTCCATAAATAATTATGAAACATGAGCAAGATTATTCTATAAAAGAACTAATGGAAATGCCGTTAGATGACTTAATTAACTTAGATTATTCTAAGTTATCTAAAGAAGGCAAATTAGTCATTATTAAACGAGATCCAGTTATGTGGGCTAAATCATTTGTTCAAATTTATAATATTGATTTAGACAAATATGCTCCATGGACACCACGGTGGTATCAAGCCGAGATGCTTCGTGACAGAAGTCTTCGTAAAGTATTCCGATGTGGTCGTCGTTGTGTGACTGGTAATCTTGAAATCCAAATGCCATCGACTGGTAAAATTAAAACAGTTCAAGAATTATATGATTCTCAAGAAGAATTTGAAGTTCTTGCTCTTGACAATAATTACCAAGTCGAAATAGCACAACATGCTAAAGTTTATGATAATGGTATTAAGCCAGTATATAGACTTATGACATCATCTGGTCGAACTATTGACGCCACTGATAACCATCCATTCTTAACAGAATTAGGATGGGCAGAACTATCTAAATTATCTGTCGGTGAAAATATAGCTATACCAGTTAAATTAAATTATTTTGGTGATAATAGTATAGAAGAAACTGAATTAAAAATTCTAGCACGCAAACTTAATAAAGATAAGTCTATTATTAAGGAAATACCGGAAGAAATATTTACGTTAAATCGTGAGGCTTTGTCAGTATTTATCTCAGAATTAATTCAAGATTCTTTTAATGAAAAAGAAGAACGTCCTGTTAATATGCTTTATATTTCTAAAAGTAAAAAGCTTGTTAAACAGTTAGCACATTTATTGTTAAGATATGGTATCGTAACGACATTCCGACAAGAAGACGATAAGTATTCTTTAGGTTTTGTTAATAGCAAAACTCATCGACGTTTGAAGAAAAAATCTCATACATCAATGTTTGCATTATATCATTCTTATAAATATCAACCAGTAAATGATAAACTTAATAAAGTATTTTTATCGTATTTACCTGTAAAAGAATTATCACCGTCAGATTTTAAAAAAGTAAAATTCGATAAGTTATCTATCGAAGAATACTTAAAATCTAAAACTTTAAATAAAAACGAAGCTCGTGAATTTGCCGAGCTTTTAGGATTCGAAACAATTTCCGATATATTGTATGGTGATATATATTGGGATAAAATCGTATCGATTGAATGTTTAGGTGAGCAACAAACATATGATGTATCGGTGCCTCACTATCGTAATTTTATCGCTAACGATATTATTTCACATAATACTGGTAAAACAGAAACGATGGTAGTCGAAGCATTATATAATGTATTTACTCGTAAAAACTTTATACATATGTTCGTAACACCATATCAGTCACAAATTCGAATGATATTCGATAATATCCGTCAAAAAATTGATAGCTCTGCACTTATTAAACGAGAAGTAACGCGATCGACAACAAATCCACATTTATTAGAATTTTCTAATGGTTCTAAGATCGTCGGTTTCACTTCTGGTGCTGGATCTGGTATGAGCGCTGCCTCTATTCGGGGATGGAGAGCAGACTGGATATCACTGGATTAACATTTGGTCCAGTATAAATTACTTGAATTGCTGGAAAGCCCGTATGGGCGGGCAATCAGCAGCGAAATCTTATTTTTTTAATAAGAGACGTTCAACGACTATCCCGCAAGGGAGTACATTGCAAGCTATTGGCAATGGAAGCAGGTAACATTGATGATATAGTCTGATCTCAATAGTAATATTGAGCAGTTATTAAATTAACGGTATTGATGTAGCGAATCAATATGAACAACAATGGAAATGGATTATCTCGGCGAAGGCGACTTCGATACGATTTATGCGTTATGTATGGAACGTGATACAATCGGTATGACATGTTCTTCTACACCGACTGGTCGTAGATCAAAATTCTTCGATATATGTACTCGGAAAGAACTGGGCTTCCAAGAGCACTATCACCCAACACAACACAACCCTATGTGGTCGGATGCCATGGAAGAAGAATTTAGAAATACATATGATAAGAACGCATATGATCACGAAGTATTAGCAGAATTCGGTGTCGAAGAAGCCGGCGTATTCGATAAAGATAAAGTCGAAGAAGCTACGCAAATCGATAACTATGCTTATTTCGATCGAGATAAATATAAACCTATTCGTTCTATGATGGACGATAGTAATGTAAAAGAAATACATATACTACCAGAAGGACGAACTACATTTTATCCTAATGTATTTAGATGTATGGGCGTGGATTGGGATAATAGAAATTGTCCTCTTATTAAGCAATTAATAAGTAATAAACCGGTTGAATTGCTGGAATATCTTAAATAGACAATCAGCAGCGAAATCTTTATTTTTTTAATAAGATGCGTTCAACGACTATCCTTGTATAAGGAGTAGGATCAAGCGATCCGAAGTGGCCGGCGACCTAATAATAGGCCGAAGATATAGTCTAATCTATATAGTAATATATAGCAGCATTAAAGCGTATTAAGATTAGCGATCTTAATAGAATATATATGAAGTCTCAGGCCCCAACATCTATACTTATACTTGAATATGATCAAGTATTTAATAAATTTAGAGTTATTAATCGAACAGAAATCGAATCGTCTGAATTTACATTCGATAAAGCTGTTAAAAAGATAATTGATTTAAATGCTATTTATAACCCTAGCTATATTTATATAGACAGGGGAAGTGGCGAGTATCAGATGGAATCTTTAAAGATTTACGGTAAGCAGCATCCTGAAACCGGACTTGATAAAAAAGTTAAAGGTTGGATGTTTTCTGAAAAAATCGATGTACAAGATCCTGTTACTGGTACTTTAGAAAAGAAACATTTAAAACCATTCATGATTAATCAGTTATCGATATTAATAGAGCGCGGTAATCTTATATTAAGCCCGTGGGACGCACATATATATAAGCAATTAATCGATTATCGTGTCGAAAAAATTACGGCAGCGGGTGTTCCCGTTTATAACAGTGATAACGAGCACTTTGTCGATGCTTTAGGTTTAGCTTATTTAGCGTTCGTCGAACATTTTCCAGAACTTACTAAGCTAGTTAAAAAAGCATCGTACGAAGCCGTCTATTCATTTAATAATGGGCATTCATTACCATTATATGAAAAGCGAGATTTAGAAAATCCATGGTCTAATGAAAAGAAACAATATGAATCAGTAGACGAAGCATGGGAAAAAGTTCCACTTAACGATTCGTTTAATAGACGTACGTCTAGAAAATCTTTAGGCGGAATGTTTAAAAGGACATTATTTTAATGGCTGAAGATAAAAAGATATTATATAGACCATCGATAGAACCACAACGGCACTATGAAAGTAATGGTCAGTTTAAAAAGAAAATAACTTCGGTTCCGGATCCGATACCATATTATCCAGAACCTGAAGAGAAAAAATCTGAAACGGACGAATTGTTGGCAGATTTAAAGATGGTCTATGATCTTTTACCATTCATGCCAATACCAATTCGACCTATTATCGAAACTATGATCGTAACGATTACGACCGATACGATTATACGAATCGATCCTCCTGATCCTGAGACACCGTTGCCTCCAGAACCAGAGGATCCTAATAAATTTATTCCGGTGCCAACACCAGAACCAGATTTACCTGAACCTAAAGTTAATCCTGAACCGTTACCTAAAGACGATTCAGATTTAGATTTTCCTGACGTACCAATTATCGATGTGCCTCAAGAAAAATCACAAGAATTAGATCGATTAGTGTATCGATGGACAAAGCGTAATTTAGTTCGTGTTAAAAAGCATTGGATTGAAAAATTAAAAGATTATCTTCAAGATTATCTTTCTAAAATGTTTAATGCCGTACAATTATGTGGCGCCGAGGATATAACTATTCTATTATTAGCTTTCGATGCGTTAGCCGTTAAGACTACTTCTGGTAAAAAATGTAAAGTAGCTCATGATAGTATCGTACGTAACGATCTATTAATAAGAGAAAAAGCAAAATTAATGGCTAAATTATATTCAGCCGACGAGCTCATTCGATTTATGAGAGCTATCGAAGCAGCTGCACAAACTCGTCAAGAATATTATAATCACGATTTCTTATCGTATTGTCCAACTATGTTAAGTCAATATGAAAACGATATGTTAAGAAGTTATCGTGGTAAATATGACGAAAAATATGTGAACGCCGTTTATCAGTATAATAAATTATTGGTATCATCTGCAGAATTATCAAAAGAAGTATTTAATTTAACAGCTGAAAATGCTATGGCTAAAGGTGTATTAATTAATAATGGTATTAATCCATTTGAAAAAACACCGACACCTGATCCTATATTCTATTTAAATACATTAGCTCCTGAAGCTGGTAAGATTGGCGCTAACGGTTTATCATCAACAGGTAATTATGGTAACCTTAAACCTGGTGCTGGATCTACTTCTAGTAGCGGTGGAAACGGTACTGTCGATGCTGTTAATCTTAAAGGTAATGACAAAGTTCAAAAGATGTGGAACTTCTTTAAGGACATGGGCTATGATAATAATGCAATTGCCGGCATCTTAGGTAATATTCAACAAGAATCTCAATTTAGTTTAGGTATTACCGAAGATGGTTCTGGCACTATGTCACCTGGCGTTGGCTTTGGTTTAGTTCAATGGATTGATTCTGAACGTCAAGGATTATTATCACGTATCGCTTCTCAACTTGGTAAACAACCTAGTGATCTTGAAGCACAATTAGAAACGATTAAGTATGAAATTATGAATACTCATACCGGAGCTAAACCAGAGAATATGAACGGCAAAACTATCGAACAAGCCGTAAGTTGTTTTACTGGTAATTTTGAATATCAAGATGGTGATGGACGTGAAAACATACCAGAAGTAGCTCATGGTAAACGTGTTGGATATGCTCAAAATATTTATAACAATTTTGCAAAGTAATATTAATATGATATAATAAATATAGGAGATGTTAAAACGATGAAAGATAATAGGCTATTTAGGATACTATATTATATTTTAGAAAAGGGAAAAGTTACAGCAAGCGAACTTGCTGATAAATTTGAGGTATCAGTCAGAACAATTTATAGAGATATTGACTCTATCAGCAGTGCCGGTATTCCCATTTATGCGCTGCAAGGAAAGGGCGGCGGAATAG